GATCGGGATGAATATAGAGTCAAGGCAACTGCCGAAGTATTCACACCGACTGATCTTGTGATTCGGATGCTACAGAAATCAAATCTGAATGATTATGCTCCGGGCAAAACAGTTCTTGATCCTGCCTGTGGAGATGGACAGTTTCTAACAGCAATAAAATGGGTGAAAGTATTTGCTCATGGTATGAGTGAAGAGAATGCACTTAAAGACTTATATGGTGTGGACATTATGAGAGATAATGTAGACCTATGTAAGAAAAGATTGGGTGGTGGAACAATCTTAATGGGAAATAGTCTGGAACCGAATAAGAGACTGGACAAACAAACGGAGGAAGAATATGATATGATGAAATTTCTATTCCTAGCACAGACTACTGTATTCAGTGCTCTCGAAATGGACAGTTAGGGAACTGGATCACCTTCCCCAGACTGTTTGGTGTGGGTGCTATAATGACAAAGTATTCTAAAGTACAATGACTTACGAGAACCAAACTAACTCCGATGCTCACGGTGCTGCACGTTCTGGACAACAACGTGAGTTAATGTTACGAGAGTTCTTCACCTCTAATGGTTTCACATTTGTGAAAACCAAGAAAGAATGTGAGAAACTTGGTATTCCTTACGTTGGTACTATCAAACACGATGTACCCGAAGAGTATGCAGAATGTGGGTTTAAGTATTTCCTTGCTGATGGATATTGCCCCGAACTTGATGCCATCCTGGAACTGAAGGGTGGAGATAAGAGCGGCACTACTGAGGAGAAAGTGTTCTTCGACTTGGAGAAACTTCGTGATAGTTGCTATGGTGAGCGTACCGTACTTTACATCACCGAAGGTAAGAAAGAAACTGATAAGTGTACTAAACTATTCACCAAGAAGTTGTTGAAATCCCAGCAACGTGGTGATATTCATGAGAATGTTCATGTTCTCCCCTTTAGTATGCTCACTAAAGAGTTGTTGGTTGAGGTTGCAAACTGATACCATTCGTGGTATAATCTATCAATTCTTGGTGCAAACATGAAGACAAAGATTCAACCGTTGTTTAAGTGGACTGGTTCTAAACAGCGGATGATGCAGCAGTATCAATCGCACTTCTTTCCACAAGAAAACTTCACTCGCTTTGTCGATCTGTTCGCTGGTGGTCTCACTAACTCTCTGTGGGTATTTGAACATTATCCCAAGAAAGAGTTTGTTATCAACGACTGGAATGGTGAACTGACTCTGTTGTATTCTACTCTGGCAAATCATACCAATGATGTTGTTGATGGGTGGCAGGAATGTGTGAGCAAGTGGTTGACTCTGACTCCTGAAGAACGCAAGAAATACTATTACGAACTGCGTGAGATTTACTGTCATGATCATGAGAGTAAGTCTGATGTTTATCTGTCTTCGTTGTTAATGTTCATGCTACAAGTGAACTTCAATGGTATGTGGAAAGCATACATTAAATGTAATGGTAGGTACTCAACTCCTCCTGGTACATGTCTACAAAAGCAGGCGTTCTTTGACCGTCAAAAGATCTTTACTGTGGCAGAGTTTCTGAAGCGAGCAACTATCACCACTGGAGACTTTGCTGCTCATCAACCACAAGAAGGTGACTGGTTGTATGCTGACCCACCGTATCGTGACAGCGTTGTGTTGTATCAAGGTGGTTTTACTGAGGAAGACCAAGTTAGACTAGCAAACTATCTTACAGGTTCTGGATGTAAGTTTGGGTACTCTAATAAAGACATCCACGATGGTTTTTATGAGCGCAACTTTGTTGGATGTAATATCATTGAGATGGAAGCAAAATATACAGCAGGCAGAGGCACCTCTACGCTGGACGTGAGTGAGGTTCTGGTGACAAACTATGTGCCAGTCAAAGAGGTGGCACACCTCGCCTTGTAGCGCCTTCTGGATGCCCTATACTACTAAGGTAGTCAAGGGAACCACCCGATGAACGCTTACGAAGTCTCCATCGACAACAGCGACAACACCACCAGCATCTTCTACATCACTCGCCCTGCTACTAAGAGCATCCGTGGTCTGAACCGTCAGCACAACAACGTGGTGAATCAGGTGGTCAATGGTATCCGTGAGATTCGTGGTTGGAAGCGCCTGGAGGTCAAGCGTGTGCCGCTTGAGCAAGTGGCACAGGGGTCGTTCTGAACGCCCCATTCTACCCTATACTAAGTTCATCAACGCAAGACGCCCAATGCAACTCCAAACCTCCGCCACCACCGTTGACTTCTTTCCCGTGGGCAGCGGCAAGCGTTTCGTTAAGCGTGTCATCTGGCACAAGGGTGAAGAGACTGAGATGACTTCTTTCACCACCCGTGTTAAGTCTGACGCTCTCTACGACATTCGTCAGTATATTGCCAACGGTGCAGAGGTTGTTGACTTTAACCTGGAAGAGTACCAGGGCAAAGACTACTCTCCTGTCTACTGCTGAGTCCACATTTCCCTCATCAAAACCTCCGCATTTCCTACAATGACCAACTTCACTGGTGTGTTCCTGACTGTTGAGAATCACGGTTGTGTTTATACTATCTGCACTGAGGGTGAGTTGTTCTATGCTCCCATTAAGTCTGATGGTAGTGTGAACTTTAATGAGTTTGATGTATTCTACTTTGTCGAAGAAATGGAAGATGATGAGCGTGAAGAAATGGAAGACATTCAGAGTGCTTTGATTGATATGATGAAGCGCACTGGTTTGTATTTCCAACAGTCTGTGCCAGTCTGAGAAGTGGCACACAACGGCACTCAGCAGCGCCTGGAGTGCCCTATACTAAGTTCATCAACGCAGGAGACCAATGGCACTCGTTTCTGACGACACTCAAACCGCTCAAATCCGTCACACTATTCTGGATGAGATTGAAGACATGGACATGGAGTTGCTCAAGCGTATTGCTTATGAGTGCCGTTGTGAAGAAATGGGCATCTATCCTGACCACACTTACCTCCGCTGGTGATGATTACTCAAGAAAACCGAGAGTTTGTTGACTTTCTTTTCAGCAAACTGGTCAAGCATGTTGACACTGATATGCTTGACCTTCACGACTCTGATAGTTGTGACGACCACCTAATGTTTGCTCAACTGGAGTTATTCTGATGCAAAACACTCACATCGAACACCCCGAAGATTCTATTCTGACTGGTGACCTTTCGGCACTGAACTGGTTTGTCACTGACGGTAAGTTGAGTCTGAAGATTGATGGTGCTCCTGCTATTGTGTGGGGACGCAACCCTGCGACTGGTAACTTTTTCGTAGGAACTAAGAGTGTATTCAACAAAGTAAAGATCAAAATTAATGAGTCGCATGAGGATATTGATGCTAACCATGAAGGTCCAGTAGCAGAGATTCTTCACCTTTGCTATGACTATCTGCCACGCTCTCCGTGGATTTTGCAGGGTGACTTTATCGGTGTTGGTGGTAGCGATGAGTATCAACCTAACACCATTTCCTATGTCTTCCCCAGTGTGATTCGTGAGACTATCATTGTCGCACCACACACATATTATGATGCTGAGGATGATCTTCGCAATGCAGTTGCTCGCCCGTTGGACTTCACTCTGACTGATACTCATCACTGTAAGTTTGTCAAACCTCAGGCATGGATCGCATATGGTTCTGACAAGTTTGATGATGTAATGGACATTGTGATGTTTGCCAAGCAAATGTCAACAACCTGTGAGTTCGTGAGTGATAAGAAAGCACGCGAAATGAAGAAGGTATTTAACACTTTCGTAAAAGTGGGTGCCGAACTGGACGAGGAGGCACTGACCATCGCCTGCGACTGCGACCGCAACCTAATTCGTTTGTGGAAACTTGTCAAGTCAATTAAGGATGACTGTTTGTCACTTTGTCGCAATAATGGACCTGCTGCGTATGTAGGTTTCGATCGTATTGATGCTGAGGGTTATGTTTATGCCAATGAGTTCGGCATGTTCAAATTAGTCCAGCGGGAGGCGTTCAGTCGCGCCAACTTCCAGAACAGTCGGTTCCAGACCAGTTGAGGAACTGGCACAGTACCGCTTCCAAGGTGCTCCAGACGCCCTATACTACTTAAGTAACCAACGGAGACAACCATGTTTGATGAGTTCTTCACTGAGATCGCTGACGCTCCTGGTGAGATCTTTGACATTCCTGAGATGCAGGACTTAGACTCTGAGAATAAGTTTGATGTGAATGAGTATCTGAACGGTAACTACGACTACTGATGTCTTTCGTTTCTTTTCCCACCGACCCTAACATCATGAACGACTCCGAACTTCTCCAACTGAAAGAGAACTACGCTAACATGATCATTGACGGTATGGACATGGACAGTCTGTGTCAAATGTGCTTTGATATGTTGATGGACGCATACAAAGACTGTACTGAAGAAGATATTAAGGAAGAGGTTATTGACCTCTATGATGAGGAAGTGCTAGAGGGTTTGATGCCCGTTGAGTGATGGAAACCTTGGAACTTTCGCAGAAGGAGATACAGATTCTCCTGCAACTTCTTGAGTCGCAAGACTTATCTGAGTCAGAACATCATGTCTTTGACTTAGTTTCAATTCACGAAAAACTGTCCTCTTCACTGACTTACTGACATGAACAACTCCGAAATGACGATGGACGACCGTATGGAACTCATTGATAGTATCAGTGAGGATATGTTCCGACTGTGTGAATGTTTTGCTGAGGCGGACGAAGAAGATAACTGTCGTGCAGTCTTTGAGGAGTTTGGTGAGTGGTTTGATGGTGAAGAATGTCAAGTGTGGTGGGTGCCAAACTTCGCAGATGTGGTATAATGGAGTAGTTCCTATGGAGGAGAATGACTGACGCAAATGTCAACTTAAACGTGCATGAGATAGGAGTTATTCTATCTGCATTGCAGTTGTTACAACACCGTGACGAAAACCTCATCGCAAAAGAGTATGGATCAACAGCAGCACTCTACGAACGACTTCACTCAGTTTGGCAAACTCTTGACCGAACAGAAACAGGACTCCGAAACGATGTCATCCCTTCCTACTAAACTGTGGTATCAGACTTTAGCAGTGATGCAAGAAGATGCTCCTGAACTTATGGATAAGTTTCTGGAGAACAGTGCTGCTAAGATGGAGATCACTGTAGACTATTTGATGGAGGAGTTTCTGTGAACCATGAGGCAAAGTTGCATTTGGCGATTATGCAAACCAATAACATTCTGTCACTGTTACAGGGCAACCAGTATGAAAGTTTCATGAAAAACAAACTGATTGGAG